TCAAAATCAATCCCATGCTTTTGTTTATTGGCGTCACTCTTATTGGGATCAAATTCAAAATCCATAACTGTATAGAAACTATACCATTTTGAATTGTTCCCAGAACTGTTGTTGCTGAACTAACCACACCAGAAAAATTACCATTATTATCCCTTGAAACAATTGTTAATGGTGTATTATCTGAAGTAGCATTTGAAGTAATTACAATAGTACTACCAGATGTTTGGTTAGCAGAAAAAGTTGTGCTACCTGTAATTCCAATACCACTAGTACTTATGTTTAAAACTCCATCACCAATTAATGTAGCATCTGTGATAACCCAAGTACTACCAACATAAATATATAATAAAGCTGATGAAGGTTGATACCAAAAATCACCATTGTTGGTTGTTCCAGTTGGTGTTGTGTCACTAACTGTAGTATTACCATATATTTCAGTATTACCAGAAATAACTTGCCCTTTATCATTAAAAGTAATATTATTAAATGTACCACCAGAAGTAATATTAGGTAAGGCAGCTATATAAATCCCATTATTCATAGCCGAAGTTACAACATCACCACTAATAGTAATAGATTGGTCACCAGTATTATTACCCGAAATAATTGAATTAACTAATATAGTTAAAGTATTTCCACTATTATTTATACCAGTACCACCATATTGTGAATTTATAATATTTCCATTCCAAGTACCGCCTGTGATTGTACTAAGAGTAGTTATTTGATTTTGGGTAAAATGTATACTAGTATCTCCAGTATGGTTAGTTAAATCTAATTCTAATGCATATTGACTGTGAGTATGTCCAGTATCTGATTTACTTGCTAGATCAGATATTAAATTAGTTACTTGTGATTCATTGATTGTAATTCCACTTTGTACAAAATGTATAGTTATATCATCAACGTGATTATTCCAAATACTTGCACCTGATATATAATTATCAGCGATAGGACTTCCTTGCCAAGTACCACCAGTAATTATACCAAGAGTGGTTATTGATGTTTGACCGATATATGTATTTGCTATATCAATAGTTTGATTGGATTGTGTTCCACTAATAGTAATTCTATTGGTAGTACCAGATATATTACTACCACCACCGCTTACCCAGATATCACCATCCCAAATATTAATTGATTTATTAATTGTATTCCAATAAATTAAACCAGTATCTCCTGACAGAACAGTAGGTGGAGTTGTTAAGTTATGTAATCTAGCATTAAGTAGCTGATTTTTTGATAGATCAATATCAACATCGTATAATATATCTGCCATTATTTCTGGTATTAAATTTTAATTTATTTATAAATACAAAAAATGCTTAATTAATTTCAGCAACCCCACTATTAGGTGAATTGAAATTTACTATTACATTATTTTCATCTATATATTGAATTTCGCCCACCATTATTTTCCCTGTATTATTTCTTGTTACAACACTTGGATATTTATTTAAATTGTGATTAATATTCCAAGTAGTTGAAGCTATTGTTTGAGTAAATCTATAATAGTTATATTTTGCAACATATTCTACTAGAGCACTTGTTGATGGATAATTGATAGTATTTCCACTATCATTTATTGTGTTTACTTTATGACTAATAATTTCATATATTTGTTGTCCATTATTAGGTACTAGAGGATTATTATCTGATATCAATAACATATCATTATTAGCGTCCAATGAACCTTTCGTTGGGTTAATAACATCTACGTATTCTAATATATTATTTTGAGTATCAAAAAAAACTATTTCACTCATTATTAAATGTTTTTAATTGTATTATTTAATAAACTATTATCAACAATATCTATCACAAATATTTTATCATAAACACCATCAATATCATTAACATCAATCCATTGAAATTTAATTTCTGCAAATAGTATTTCATTGGCATGTTGGCTAGTAATTGTATCAGGAACTATAAAATCATATGCAAACTCGGTTATATAAATTAATTCGGTATAACCAGTTGTTCCAGTTTTACTAAATTTAATTAATTCAACAGTAGGATTACTTCTACTTTTAATTAATACTTTAATATCTATCATATTAAATAGATTTTTATAAGTACCATCAGAATTTCTATATCTAATAGTTTTTCTAATATCAGAACCAGCAGTTTGTTGAGGTATATAAGTAACTGTTTGATATTGGTTTATTATTCTACCGCCTTTTGTAATTGTGATATTATAGTTTGGGTTCATATAAACTTCATATTCGAGATTATTAAGTATTTCATTAGAAGTTAATGATCTAGTATATAATCTAAGTTTCTGAATATTACCAATAAAATTATCATTAAAATAGTTTTCTATTAATAAACCATTTTTAGCAGTGTCTTTTGAAATTGTAGTTCCTGAAGTGATAGCTGAAACAGAATAAGTATAATCACTTGTACCACTAATACTAGTTACAACATTATAATGATAAGAATTTTTCAATCCAAATGATCCACCACCCCATGAAATATTAAATGGTACGCCAATTTGTTTTTCTCTATCGTTATTAATTTCGGTGAAATAAAATTCATCAAAATCATTTATTTTCCAAAAAAGTCTACCATTTACATAAAACATTAAATCACCTTTTCTTCTTGGGTAACATTTATATGTGTTATTATCAAAATTAATAATTTTTTCATATGGTTTAAACACTATATCAATTTGTGTCCAACCAATTTTAGTTAATTGATTGGGCGATTCTCCTTGGATTAGATTAGCGTTATTATCAATTAATTTATATTTTAATCTTTTATCGGTAGTTAATTCAAAGGAAATAATATTGTTTTTAATATTATCAATTTGCATTGAACTACTATCAATTTCTACTGTAGAATCTTCTGGTTTTTGAAATTTATCTAGTCTTACTTTTTCTTTTGTATTAGATATTAAGAAATTACCTTCAGAAGTAGTTAAACCAGTATAGTTTACAGTATAGCCAGTTTTTCCATTACCATATAAATAGCCATAAGGATAATTCCCATATTGGTAAGGATAAGTGCCACCTGTAATAGTATTTCCTGTTGGTATTGGAAGGATAGCAGCTTCTCCATCATAGAATGGATTATATTTATCTTCTGCTCTTAAACCCATGCTATAAAATATACCTTTTGAATTTGGTAGAATTTCAATTAATGTTTCTATTGTGATTCCTTCATTAGTTCTTGCTGGAAATAACTCATAATTATAATCAAATAATTTAAAAAATCCTTGAAAATAACCACCATCTAAATTAAAATAATTACCTACACTTGTTCCAGTAATTGGGTTAATATTTAAATTTTCATAAGAGATAGTATTCCCTGTTTCAGAATAAGCACCAATTCTAAAAAGATTTAAATAAATATCGTTTTTTGTTAAATTTAATTCAGATATTAAATTATCAACTCTTCCATTATCGAAAGCAGTTAATCCAAAATCAAGTAAGTTTAAATCATCAGAAATAGCACCATTCCATCTATTTATACTATTAATAGTTAATCCAGTATTTAAATTCCATGAATTAAAATTCGTTGTATCTATTTGAATAGCTAAGTTATCTGATATTAAGTTTTTTGTGCCACATGTAGCCATAATTCACATTTTTATATAAATACTATTCTTTATTTAATTAGTAAGTATTTATATGAAAAATAATTATGCCACAAATGAATATAGACGAAAAAAAAGATAAACAATTACTCTTTGATGATATGTGTAAATTAATTAAAGAGATTATTGAGCCATCATCAATTGACGTATCTTCTATAGTTATGAATGATGAACTTTCACCATTACTTTGGATTGGCGAGACTATGATACAAGACGTTAGAAAATTATTACTTAATAATGTTAAAAAATTTATTCAATTTTCTGAATTACAAACGCTTAAATTTTCTGATATTATACTCACTGGTAGTATGGCTAATTATAACTATGGCGACAAATCTGATGTTGATATTCATATAGTACTTGATTTATCACAAATATCTGATGATATAGATTTTGTAAAAGATTATTTAAAAATTAAATCTATGTTATGGCAAGATAATATTCCTGTAAGTATAGGTGGGCATTATATTGAATATTATTTTCAAGATGTAAATGAATCACATCATTCATCTGGTGTTTATTCAATATATAGAGATAAATGGCTTAGAAAGCCAATGAAAAAAATAATAAATATTGATACTGAGAATGTTAAATTAAAAGCAGCTTATTATGTAAATAAAATTGAAGATTTAGAAAATACTGAGGATTTAAAAGCTTTTAATTTAAAATATAAAGATTTAAAACATAGAATTAAACGATTTAGACAAGCTGGTTTAGATAAATCAGGTGAATATTCAACAGAAAATTTAGTGTTTAAAATACTTAGAAACAATGGTTACTTAGATAAATTAGTTAATCTTAGAAATGATAAGTTAAGTGCTGAATTATCTATTGATTAAATAAAAAATTAAAATAAACTAAATTTTTAGTATTTTATAAGTATTTATATAAAAATTTAGTTTTAAAAACATAAATAAATAATAAATTATCTAAAAATGAAGAAAATATCAAATCCAGCAGCATTTTATACAAGGCTACAACAGTTAGCAGAAGTTAATAAATCTGGAATTAAAGACTCTAAAAATCGTGGTATGGGTACATTAATTGATTATAAAAAATCAACCGATGGAACTTCTTATGGTATCGTAAAAGAAAATCATAACTATTATATAAAAAAAGCAGGTCTTAAAGAAAATCCAGACGCTTCTGATTTTACATATATTGGTGGAATGGAAAATATTACAGAATACCAATATAGATCACTTGCTGAAGCAGATAAAAAACGTAACATGATGTTACACGTAATTAATGAATCTGCATCAATTATCACCAATAAATCAAAAACAAAAATTCTTAAAGAAAGTGTGGTTGATGAAGATGTTGTTGATGATAAAATAAAATCAATGAGTCATACTGCAAATAAATTAGATGGTGCAACTGCTGCAAAAAAACAAGCTAATTCAATGCCAGCACCTCAAATACCTGATTTAGCAGATGATCAACCAATTCCTGATGATGAACCATTAGAAGAACCAGAAGGTGAAGAAGGTGCTATTGATACTGAAGAACCTGTAGAAGGTGAGGATAAAGAATTTGAAGAAATTCAAAGTGATTTAGGTAAAGCTGTTGAAAAAATTCAAGAAAAAGAATTATCAAAATCACAAGTAAAAACTGTTTTAAATACAATTATATCTGCTGTAAAAACGGGTTTAGCTCAATTTGAAGTTGAAGAACGTGAAGAACTTGCTGAACCAATTATTAAAGCTGAAGATGTTGATGGTGCAACTGATCTTGAAAATACTATGCCTGATGAAGATTCACTTGAACTTGCTGAAGGTGATGATGATTTAGAAGGTGTAAGAGCTAATCTCGAAAAAATTAATGGCGAAAAATTAGCTAAAGGTGAAGAAGGTTTTGATGTTGAAGAAATACTTCAAAAATATTTCACTAATAATACTAACGAATTGCAAGAAGAAAATGAAGAAGATAATACTGACGAAATGAAATGTAACGAATGTGGTACTTTTGGACAATACGCTGAATCAAGAGGTTACAGCAAGAAAGCATTAGTTGAAGCAGATAATGATGTTAAAGCTAGTATTATTTCTGGTTATATTAATGCATTTAATGAAGGTAAAAATCATGGTGATGCTAAAGTAATTTCAGTTTTGGCTAAGAAAGCTATTGTTGAAAGTTTAGTTAATGATTATGGACATAAAAATTATGTTGAAACTCAATTAAAACCTCAACTTAAAACTTTGAACGAAGCTACTTACAAATCAAGAACTAAGTTACTTAGCGAAGAATTTGAAATTGGTACTAGTGGTGCTCCTAATGCAAATAATACTGGAACTGATGAAACAACTAAAGATTTGATGAAACAATTAGCAACTAATATTAAAGACCCTAGTAAAGTTAGAGAATTAGCTGCTGAAATTTTAGGTGATAATGTTAATGAAACTGAAATTGATGAAATTTTTGGTTTGGGTGATAAATTCGCTGCTGCTGGTGATACAGTTAAAGCTGGTATTGGTGCAGTTAAAGATAAATATAATCAAAACCTAAAAACTCGTCAAGATGCAACTGCTGCTAAAGCAGAAGCAGATAGACAAGCCAAATTAGGTGGTGCTAGAGATAATTCAGTTGCTACTATTAAACAACATGCACAAGCATTAGTTGATGAAATTAAATCTTTAAATGCTAATAGAGTACAAAGAGGTTTAGAACCACTACCTGTTAATTCACTTTTCAGAAGTATGGCAAACCAAGTAGGTAAAGAAGGTGCTGGTACTGTTGATCTTGCAAGAGGTAGTAAAGGTTATACTACTGAAGGTAAAGGTTTACCTACAGGAACTGTTGAAGTACAACCAAATATGCTTCAAGAAATTGAAGATGATGATTTAGAAACCGAAATGCCTGATGATATTGAAATGGGTGATGAACCTGAAATGGGTGATGAACCTGAAATTGATAGTCCAGATGAAGAAACTTTTGATATGGAAATGGATACACCTGAAATGGGTTTTGCTCCTGATTCAGCAAATATGGGTTTTGATTCAGGTGCTGGTGGTGGTACTAGTGCTGTTGATGTAAGTGTTGATGGTAATAATAAAACTGTTAATATTAAATTAAATGAAGCACTTAAAGCAGCTTCATCAGCATTAAATTATATGAAAAAAGTAAAATCTGATAGTGATTCAACTAAATGCAGTAATGGTTTAGTAGGAAAAAATACTAAAAAAGATAAATTTGTAACAACTGCTGATCCTAATAAAAAGAAAAAAGTTGATGAAACTGCCTTAGTTGATGCTAAAGGTGGAAGTGCTAAACCAGCAGCAGTAACAGCTACTAATACTAAAGCTAGTAAGCAAGAAAAAACTGGTGGTGTTGCCCTAGTTAATGCTAAAGGTGGAAGTGCTAAACCAGCAGCAGTAACAGCTACTAATACTAAAGGAACTAAACAGGAGAAAACTGGTGGTGTTGCTCTAGTTAACGCTAAAGGTGGAAGTGCTAAACCAGCAGCAGTAACAACTACTAATACTAAAGCTAGTAAGCAAGAAAAAACTGGTGGTACTGCCCTAGCTGGTGCTAAAGGTTCTGCTAAAGGTAAATCAGTTAATGAAAGCGAAGCTAAAACTAAAAATTATATTCGTGCTAAATTAGAAGAACTTGCTGGATTTAGAAAACCTACGTTGAATGAATCTAAGAAATCACCTGCATTGAAGAAATTGGATGAAATGATTACTGTAGAATATAAAAAATATAAAAACACTAAATAGAAAATATATTTATTATAATAGTAGAAATCCTTCAGAAATGAGGGATTTTTTTATTTACAATAATCAGAGTATTTATTATAAAAAATTATAATATGAAAAAAGATATAATTAATGATTTAAAATTAATTTTTATACATAAAATAGGTTATAATATAAAAAAAGAAGAATCAATATTTGAATTTATTTTTTCAAATGATGAAACTAATGTAGATTTTGAAATGTGGAATTGGGATTTATTACCAGCATATAATAATGCTCTTCCACCCACAGAGGATTATGTTGATGCTATTATTACATTAACAACTTCTAAATTTAATTTATATTGTTTAAATGAATCACCTGAACGTCCATATAGTCATGGATACCATACAATACAAGCATTAGCATATGAAATACCTAATCCAGAAGAAAATGATGGATATACTCAATATGAAAATTTAATGGAAGATCATGAAGATTTACCTTTATTAGTTTTTCATTATGGTACAACACTTGCAACAATTAAAGAGAAATTATACGTTAGAAATATAGTATTAAAAAATAATGAATTTGTTGATGTTTCAACATTAAAAATTTAATATTATACCAAAATTAAATAACTAATTATGAAGATTGAAGATTATAAAGATGATGAAGAAATAATTAAACCTGAAAAACCTAATAAAAATATAAATAAACAGGAAAAAATATTTGATCCAGAGCCAATTGATGATGATATTGATTACCCTGAAAATAAACCACCAGTTATAGGAAGATTAGGGCCTACTGAGGAAGAATTAAAAGAACGAAGAAAATTAATTGATAAATTAAGAAAAGATCTTATAATTGATGAACCTATAATTTATACAAAATCAGGGAAATATAAAAAAGTAGGGGAATTAACTTTGCATGAGCAAGAAGATGAATTTATAAAATGTAAAATAAATCCAATATATTTTATCTGTACATATTTAACTATTTTTGACCAGACTCAAGGTGATGGTGGTTTAATAGTGCCATTTAAGTTATTTCCATATCAAATTGATTTAATAAATGCTTATATTGAAAATAGATTTGTTATTCCAAATAAATATAGACAGGCTGGTATATCAACTTGTACTTGTGCTTATATTGCATGGTATGTAATGTTTAATAGAAATAGAACAGTAGCGATTGTAGCAAATAAACAAATGATGGCTGAAAATGAATTAATGAAAGACGTAGTTGATTTCATTGATGGTTGTCCATCGTTTCTAAGACCTAAAACAGGTAAGTTAGGAAAATACGATAAAAAAGGAAATAAAACAGGTAAGGATTTAAAGGATACTCAAGCATTAAAAATTTATGATAATGGATCACAATTAGCAGCTTTTTCATCTAAAGGACTTCGTGGATATACACCAACATTACTTTATTGGGATGAAGTTGCTTGGACAGAAAAAAATGATGTTTTTTGGACTGCCACTAAACCAGCATTACAAACAGGGGGAGCTGCTATTTTAGTTTCAACCCCACAAGGTCTTGATGCTGTATATTATAAAACTTTTGAAGGTGCTAGAAAAAAAGAAAATAATTTTCATGCTGTAGAATTGTGGTGGTTTAATGACCCACGCTACAATAAATATTTAGCATGGTATAAAAATAAAGGTCAAGAGAATGAGATTAAAATAAATGATGAAGAATTTTCATATGAAAAAAGATTACAATTAAAAAACGATGGTTGGGAAGCTGGAAGTCCTTGGTTAGAAGAACAAATTAAAGACGCTAATGGTGATATTAGAAAAATAAAACAAGAATTATTGTGTTCATTTTTAGGGTCAGGAGATAACTTCATTGCAGAACAATATTTAAAAAGAATTGAAGATTTTGAAATTATAATACCTCTAAGACAAGAATATATTGATCTAAATATGTGGATATTTGAAGATGTGATTCCAGGAGAGCAATACATAATGGGAGTTGATGCATCACCTGGTCATGGGGATGATAATTCAACAGTTAATATATTAAAAAAACGAGAAATAGTTGAAGAAAAAGTAATAATAAAAAGAGGTAAAGAAAAAATACAAAAAATACGAAGATATGAAGTAGAACAGGTTGCAGAATATTATGGAAAGTTACCACCAGATCAATTAGCTGAAATGGCTTATCAATATGGTAAAGCATATAATGATGCATATATAGTAGTTGACGTAACTGGTGGTTATGGTATTCAATCAGTAACTAAATTAATGGAATATGGGTATGATAATTTTCATTATGCTGAAGTAGCACATAAACCAACAAGAGATATGTTAAGTGGTTATATAAAAAAAGGACAAAGAAAAAGTGATGGTACTATGATTGATCTAGTTCCTGGATTCTTTATCGGTAATAATCGAGCATCTGTATTATTAGAATTACAAAGATCAATACATCTTAAATTATTAACTATTAAATCACAGAGAACACTTTCTGAACTTAAAACATTTGTAACTGTTGCTGGAAATAGAGTAGCTGACCATAAAAGAACATTTCACGATGATTCAATTATGGGATTATCTATTGGTTTATATGTTATCAACTATGAAATGGTTAGAGGTAATAGAAGTAAAAGTTTCGATGAAAAAATGTTAAATGCATTATTAACCACTAATGATATTAATAGAATTAATGATGAAAAAGGTGTACCTAAAAAACCAAAGATGAATTTAAACCCTAACCATCCATTAAACCCATATATTGTAAATAATTGGTTATTTTATGGAATGAAACCAAAATAAAAAATTTATAGTATTTATAATAAACTTTTCATAAAAATAAAAGTATTTATAATAAAGTATAAAAAATTATAAAAATGGCAGATAATAATGGTAACAAAGGTGGCACAATATATCAAAATTTAAATAAATTTTTAAATATTGACACTATCGGTGGAAATTCTAATTTAACTACTGGAGTAAATGCTTCACCAAACTCACAAAGTAGAAAAATAATTATTAAAGGTAATACACCTGAAGAAATATATAGAAAAGGACTTGAGCTTGAACAAAAACAAAAGCTTCAAGATAAATTTTTTAGAACTAGTGATAGAGGATTTCAAAAAGCTATGCAATATGAAGCTGCTAGATTACCAGCATATATTGATTATGAAGGTATGGAATTTTATCCTTTAATTGCTTCTGCATTAGATTTATTTATGGAAGAAGCAACAACAATTGGTACAACTGGAAAAATGCTAAATATATATTCTAATAAAGAAAGAATAAAATTAACATTAGAAGATTTTTTTTATAATATTGTTAATGTAAATACAAACTTACCCTTTTGGACACGTAATCTTACTAAGTATGGTGATAATTTTGTTGGTATATATGGTGAACGTAAAAAAGGTATTACATCAGTACGTCAATTAGTTAATTACGAAATAGAACGATTTGAAAGAGTGCAAGATGGTAAAATGAGTATTAAATTCAAAGAAAGAATGACAGGCGATGAATTTAATACCTTTGAAATGGCTCATTTTAGATTACTTGGTGATGATAAAATGATTCCTTATGGATCAAGTTCGTTGAATAAAGTTAGAAGAGTATTTAGACAATTAGTTTTAGCTGAAGATGCTATGCTAACATATAGATTAATTAGAGCTGGTGAAAAGAAAGTATTTAAAATTGATGTTGGAAACATTGATGAAGATGATGTAGAAGAGTATATGTATAAAGTTTCTGAGAAGTTTAAAAGAACACCTCAGATTGATAATAATAATGGACAAATAGATTATCGCTTTAATGTAATGGGTGTTGATGAAGATTATTTTATTCCTGTTAGAAATGCAAATGTTCAAACAGGTATTGATACTTTACCAGGAGCTTGTTTGTCATTAGATACTAAAATTGAATTACTAGATGGTAGAAGTTTAGAACTAAATAATATTATATCTGAATATGAATCTGGAGAACAATTATGGAGTTATTCAATAAATCCTAAAACTGGTGAAATAGTACCAGCAAAAATAACATGGGCAGGTGTTACTAGAAAAGACACCCAAGTCTTAAAAATAACTTTAGATAATGGCGAGTCTATTACTTGTACCCCAGATCATAAATTTAACACAAGAGTTGGTGATATAAAAGAAGCAAAAGATTTGACTATTGGGGAATCCTTATGGTCATTTAATAAAAGATTTAAACAAATTAAAAATAGTAGAAACGAATATGAACAAATATACGACCATAACTTAAAAAAATGGGTTTATACCCATAGAATGGTTTCAAATAATATAAATCTTGAAGAGTTTATTTTTGATATTAAAAACTACGGCTTTGGTAAATGTAATGTTATACATCATAAAGATTTTAATCGTTTTAATAATAGCCCAAATAATTTGGTTGTTATGGATGATTTAGATCATTTTAAATATCATGGAACATTTTCTAAAGTTGGTAGTGATGCTTATAAAGAAAAATATAATACTGATAACGAATTTAAATTAAACACTGATGAAAGATTATTGAAAGGTAGAAATACATATCACAATAAATTAAAAAATAATCTAGATTTTAAGAAAGGTGTTATTTTAAAACAAAGTATTTCAGCAAAAAATTACATAAATAATTTAAATAATTATGATCGTAATGAAAGAGATATTAGATCATATAATAACTCTACAAAAGGTAGAAAAACATTTTTAGAAAGATATAATTCTGATGAAAATTTTAAAAGAGATGTTATAGCTAAAGCACGAAAATCATCTATATTAACAAAAAATAAACCAGAAAATAGATTAATATATGCTAATAATACTAAAAATCTTTGGCTTAATAATGAATTTAGAAAGATAATAGTTGAAGCACAAACAATTAAATATTCTGAATTATTATTAAATATAGTAATCAAATTAATTAAAGAATATAAAGAAGTTACTAAAATATTAGACATTATTAACGATAAAAATGGTGAATTTTATAATGAGTTTTTTACATTGAATGATGGTAATAAACAACTTGAATCTAAATTCAATAAGTTTACATCTAACTCTATATGTAAACTTATTAAACATTTTAATTATAAAAATATAAAAGAACTAAATAAAGAGATATCTTTATACAATCACTCAATAATTTCAATAGAATATTTATCAGAAAAACAAGACACTGGTACTATTACTATTGATGGTAATGAAGAATTTCATGATTTTCATAACTTTGCTTTAACTTGTGGTATTTTCACAAAAAATTCTAACTTAAATGATATCAACGATATTTCATATCTTAGAGACAATTTATTTATAGGTTTAGGAATACCTAAACCATTTCTTTCTTTTCAAGATGCTTCTGGTGGTGGTAAAAATATAGCTCAGTTCGATATTAGGTTTTCAAAGAAAGTTAATAGAATACAACAAGCCATGATTCAAGAATTGAATAAAATGGCTATGATTCATTTATATTATCTTGGCTTTGAAGCAGAAGATTTAAATAATTTTACACTTTCATTAACTAATCCTTCAACACAACAAGAATTATTAAAAATTGAATTGATGCAAGCAAAAGCTCAAGTTTATGGTGATATGACCAGAGCAGAAGCTGGTATTGCTGCAATGTCACATACAAATGCTAAAAGACAAATTCTTAACATGTCTGATAGTGATATCGTTGAAGATTTAAGACAACAAAAAATGGAAAAAGTTATTATGCAAGAATTTGCTGATTCTCCAGTTGTTATTAAGAAAACAGGTTTATTTGCTGATATTGATAAAAAGTATGGTGCTGATTCTGAAAATATGACTCAAAGTGGTACAACATCATCTGCTGCTGGTGGTGGAATGTCTGGTGGTGGTAGTGCTCCAATGGATGATGATGGAATGCCACCTATGGATAACGAACCACCAATTGAAGGTGAAATACCACCTAATGGTGGTGAAGAGGGTGAAACACCTGCACCTATAGCTGGATTACCAAATCAATCACCTTCTGACTTACCACCAATTAAAGAAGGTATGAGAAGAGAAATGGATGAAACTACTTATAATAAATATGTAAATAAATTAGTATATGGCGTAAATGATAAAGAAAATACTATTAAACTAGAAACTAATCAATTGATAATGGAAACAGAATCTAATGTTTTAGATTTAAATAGTAAAGCACTTAATTTAATTAACGAAATAGAAAATATGGTATCTCGTGATAATAAAAAATATATAACCGAAGATGATTCTGATATTAATTTAAATGAATTAAATTTAGATGAAGATTTTTAACATTTCAATAATAACTAAGTATTTATGAAAAACAATTTTGATATGAAAAACATTAACATTGGTATAGCGAATCTTTTCGTTACTAAAAAACTTAAGGATGCATACTTTAATAATTCCATATTAGAAGAATCTAAATTATTTACTTCTGATTTTTTTAATATAATGAATAATTCACCTATACTACAATTAGAGTATAAAGTATTCAATAATATTGAATCAAAGCACATTGATAATGATTTAACAGCTAGTAGATATATTGATAATAATATTAAATTATTTGAAATATATACATTACCCGAAATAGAAAAAGAACATAGTAAGCTTGAAAAGTTTATCAATAAATTAGTTAATATTGATGAAGCTAAATATAATTTATATCTCAATATTGGAAATTTAATTACTGAATCATTGCTTGATCCAGAAAAAATTGATGTTGATAGTATTCATGAATCATTTACATATGTTTTAAATCATATTAAAGAACCTAAATCTAATCCAACTAAAATTGATGCTAAATTAATAAATGAAAATGTTATTGAGATTGCTATAACTAAATTTAATGAAAAGTATAACTCTTTGAACGAAGAAGATAAAATGTTACTAAAGAAAATTTTACGATCTACTCTTACTGAAAAAGAAAATATATTTGAAGAAATAAAAAAAGAAAATCTTACTATATTAGAAAAAGTTAATGCTGATGGTATTGAAAATAAAATTTCTAGGACTATTGCAAAACTAAGTGAAATGAAATTCAATAAAAAAACTATTGATAGTGATATAATTCAACTACATGAATTAAAGAAAGGTTTACTGTAGCCATAATGTTATAATAAAAAAGCCTGTATATAATCTATACAGGCTTTTTTTTATTTATTCATACCATAATTATCAATCAATCCTCTTAATTTAGTTGTCTTATCAAAATATTTTTGTGGATTTATAGCATAATCACCTGCTACAGGAATTTTTTGATACATTCCAAAATGTAGATGTGCGCCAGTACTATGCCCACTATTACCTGATTTTGCAATAATATCACCAGCACTTACTTTATCATCTTTTTTTAATGATCTATAAGCATTTAGTTTAGTGTCAAATATTTTTACTTCATTAGTTGAATTTAAATGAGCATATAATGAATACATATTGTCATCTTGATTAGTAAAATATCCCTTTCCATGATTAACAACAATATAATAACCATATCCAGTATTTTTACCTTCAAAATTTAAACTGTCGATTACTCCATCAGCAATTGTATGAATATCAGTACCAATAGGAAGTGGAATATCTATACCTTTATGATGATTATTATAACCTGGTAATGTTCTTTCTCCTGTAACATTACTAACTTTAAATAATGAACTAGAAGGTACAGGGTCATTTGTAATAGCCACTAAATCAGTAGGTATAGGTCTATTATCTATGGTATCATCAATAGAGTTATTAGTTGTACTTCCATTATTTAAATTACCATTACTATCAGGAATATCACCCATACTAGTATTTTCAGAATCACCACCACCAAATCCAAAAACAGATAAAGCATCTGTTACTCTAGGAACAGGATATTTAAGAATTTTTGTTCCAGTAAACGATGTTGTCATTCTATTATTCTGTATGTTATGTTCAACACCTAAAATCATATAAGCACCATTAAACATTGGTACATTTTCTAATTGAAAATATTGTGATGGTTGGATCATCGCATTACCTAATCCATTGATAGTTGCTTTATAGGCTCTATTTTCATATAAATTATATAAGTTTTGTGCTTTAGGTGCTGGTTCTTGATTGGTATTATCCCCAGCT